CCGCGCACCACCAGGGCCCCGTCAGCAGGCGCCTTCACACCCACGTTCAGGTAGGACAGGTCCGCAGGCATACCCCCGCCGTCAGCGGACTTCCCGCCCCACATCACCACGAGAACACCCTGACGCTGCGACAGGGACGGCTTCGACGGCCTCGGCGGCGGAGTCACGTCCGTCGGCATGAGCACATCCAGGGCCTGCGACCACTCAGACACGACACCATCCGCAGACACGGCCTGCACCTGGAACCGGTACAGGACACCCGGGTCCAGGTTCGGGAAGTCGCAGCTGTTCGGCCCCACCACCTGGATCGGCAGGGCCACGCGCCGCGTCGTCCCATCCGTGCCGGTCACCTCGTGGGAGCAGGCGACCCGGTACTCGCGCACGTCAATCGCCACGCCGCGCTTGTCCACCGTCACCGCAGCCCACGTCAGGCGGACAGCCCCGTAGTAGCCGCCGCCCGACTCGGTCGGGACGAGCACACCGGAGCCGACCACACCCAAAGGCTTGGCAGGCACGCGCCTGTCAGCCGGCTTGGACGGCCGCACCCCCGACCCCGAGGTCGCCGCCAGGCCGGCGATACCCTTCGTCTTCTTCGCCAGGCGGGACAGGTAGTCCTCCAGGACCGTCCCGAACGTCGTGTGCCCGCTGACGCCGGACGAGTCCAGGGTCACAGACACCTGCATCACGCGCAGCCGCTCCAAGCCAGTCGCCCGCTCCACGCGCAGCCAATCACCGACCTGATAGTCCACCCACGGCAGCAGCACCCCGTCCATGCCAAGATCCCAGTCCCGCTTCACCTCCTGCTCAGGGTGAGCGCCACTGGTCAGCGTCCTCTGGGCGATGATACGGGCGGTCGCCTCCTTCTCCACACCACCCGCGGACACGACCTTCTCCGTCCGCCGCAGCCCAGCCGGAGCCTCACTGTTGTGGAAGCGCCACCGGTGAGTGCCCTCCCCGTCCACGAGGACGTCCGTGCACATCTCCTGCCACGTCACAGCCTCATCCGCCGACGAGGAGCCGCCGAACAGTCGCCACACCCGGTAGTTCGACTGGGCCATCACCGTGTCATTGTTGAACAGGGACAGCGTGCGGCCGTCCCACCGGTAGTCCATGATCCCCAGGTCGTACAGCGACTTCACCAGGGACAGCAGGTCGATCGTCGGGTCGTAGGCGATCGTCATGATCGACTTCCACTTCGCGCCCGCCGCGTCAGCGGACGCAGACCCCTTCAGTGTGAGGGCCTTCCCCCAGCCGCGGGCGACAGCAGCATCCCAGACCGTCCTGACGATCGCCCCGGCGTTCACGGACAGGAAGTTCCACTTCCCCTCCGAGTCCTGGGCCGTCTTCGGAGGATCCCACACCAGGGCCCCCTGAAGGTGGTGGCTGATGTGCACACCCGCCGCGACTCCGTCCCGTCAGCCAGGAGGTTACGCTCCACCTTCGTCGTCACGAACCGGGCGCTCGGAGGCTCAACCCAGGAGCCGCCGTTATCAGGAGTGTACTCGACAGCAAGCTCGACCTCCCCGTCAAGCAGGTCGCCGCGCACGCCCCCCGCCACAGGGTAGGACACGGTCAGTGTCGGCGTCTCATTCAATGGGGACGTGAGCGTCATCTCCAGGATGTCCGGCATAGGGCCGATACGGCCCCCGTCAGGCGTGTAGGCGACAAGCCGCAGCCCGAAACCAGTGGCGGAAGGCACTGTCAGTAGCACCTCCCCGCACGGATCCGGATCGACTGGCCTCCGGACGCGGACACCCGGAACACGCCGCCACTGTCAGCGGTGATCGCCCACCCGTACGGCGGGATCGACAGGGACCCGGACCAGTCCTTCCCAGACGTACCAAAGTCAGTGTTCGTGAACGTCGCCGTATATGCGGCCGTGTCAATCACCAGGTGAGAGTAGGCCGCCTGCACCGTCCCGTTCCACGACACGGTACCACCCGAAGCCGTGTCACGGACCGTGATCACCCCGGTCGGGGAGGTCACGTCGATCAAGGCGCCCGTCACCGGCAGGGGAGACCCGGACAGGGCGGACAGGTCGGATGCGGCCATCGTCGCGGGCTGCTCATCCCTCCACACGCCCTCGACGCCCTCGAACACGAGGGACGCCTCGATCATGTTCTCATGGTAGTAGAAGGTGGGCTCCACGCTCCCGGACAGCCGCACCAGGGCCTGCCTGCCGGTGGCCCCGGGCGGCCGGTGCTGCATCATCACCGGGGCGCCCACACGGCCCACACGGGCCATGAGGGCATGCCAGTTCCGGTCCAGGACAGCACGGCTGGCCCCCTGCACCACGACCTTCACGGTCACCTGGAACGGGTCCACCGTCCTCGTCGGGAGAGGCAGGACACCGGAACGGTACGGGACCGTCACCGACGGGGCGCGGGGCGCCGAGACGGCCGGCAGCAGCGTCTCGGACGTCACGAACCAGCGCCCCGCCGGGTCGTCCAGGGGTACGCCACCAATGTAGTACTCGGACGCCACCTCGGTCACCTCAGGTACGGGCGGGCCCTCACCTGCGCGCCGGCCGCGGAGAAGCCGATCTCCCCAGCACCGTTGGGGAGCATCATCCACTCGTTGTCCACGATCAGGCCAGCACTGACATCCAGGCCGTCGGCGATGCTGAACGGCGTGTTCGACAGGAACGCGAGCCTCCGCGCCGTGTCAATAACAAGGTTCGTGTAGGCACCGGGGTCGCCGAACCAGTAGAGGCTGCGGCCGGACCCCCAGTCCCCGAGAGACAGGCCCGACTTGGGTGCGGCGAAGTTGATGAGGGCCTCCGTGATCGGCCTCGCGGAGCCGGGGAACTTCTTGGCGCCCGGCTCCTCCGTCACGGCCTCGACGGCCCGCAGGCCGTAGTCGTCCACACTGAAGCAGACCTGGATGAAAGTCTGCCCGGCACCGGCGGGGCCGAGGATCCGGAAGCAGTCAAGGTGGGCGGGCGCCTCCACGGCCTTCGTGTTCACCAGGATGCCGAGGGTAACACCGGCACGCATCGGAGACAGGAACTTCTGCAGCCTCCACCACACGTCACTGTCCATGCTGGTGTCGCCGTCCATGGTGAGTACGGTCCGCTGTACCGGCGGCGAGTAGTTCCATGGCTGGGTGACAACCAGGGACTGCTTGCCGACAGCGATCTGCGGCAGGTACTCTCCTGGGCTGACGGCCGCCTGGTAGAACTCGTGGGTCACGCTCCAGCCGGGGTCCCCATCATCGAGGGCCTTCCCGTTGAACGTGTATTTAGCCATTACGGCTCCTCTCTCACAGGGCCGCGGCCAGGCGGATGCCGGACGCCACCTTGTCTCTGATGCTTGAGTCGGACTCCTGGACAGGATTGTACTGGTTGATCGTCACAGACGCCCCGTTCTTAGCGAATCCGCCGCCCTCGACCTCATGGTTGACGGTCATGTCGCCGATACGGCCTGTCAGGCCTCGCAGGGACGCCTTCACCGAGGGCTCCTCCTCCTCGATACCGGTCACGAGGCCCTTGATCAGGAGGCGCCCCGCCGGGCGCAGGATCCTCCGGTCCACGGGTGCCGGGCCCTTCCACCGGGGCAGCATCCTCGTCAGGCCCCCGAGGGTGGAGGAGACGCGCCCGAACATGCCCCTGATGCCGTTGATGAACCCGCTGATCAGGTTGCGGCCGGCCTGGACCAGCCAGGTGCCGGCGTTGGAGAAGAACCGTCTAACAGTGTCGGGGAAGTTCCGGATCAGGCTGATGGCACCCGTCACGCCCATCCGGATGGCGTTGAGAGTGAACGTCCACCCGGTGCGCACGATCGTCACGATGACCTGCCACAGCGTCGTCACGAGCGTCCACAGGATCGTGGCCAGCCACTGGAACAAGCCCACCACAATATGGACGCCACCGCTGATGATCCCGGAGATGAGCGTCCACACGCCGGAGGTGATGTTCTGGATGCCCTGCCACACCTCGGACCAGTCGCCGTGAAGAATGCCGAGGAACACCTGCAAGTTGCCCTGGATGATCTGGAGTGCGCCGAGCACGATGCCCTTGATGATCTCCCAGACACCGATCACGATGTCTTTCATGCCGTTCCACAGGCCGTTCCAGATCGGCTCCAGCCACTCGACCATGGCGTCGATCGATTGGAACATGGGCAGCCCGTACTCCTGCCAGAACTGGCTGATCGTCTCCCAGCAGCCGGTGAACGCGGGCAGGAACTCGTTGTTCACCCAGTCGGTCACGGCGGTCACAGCGGACTCGATGGCGTTCCGCACCTGACCCCAGTGGCGGGTGACAGCGTCCCGGAAGATCTCACTGTTCGTCCACAGCAGCACGAACACGGCCACCAGCGCCAGGATGGCGGCGACCACGAGGGCGGCCGGCCCGATGACCCCGAGCAGGGCAGGCCCGAGGCCCTCCACGCTCGTCAGGATCGGCACCAGGGTCGACGCCAGGGACAGGAGGCCGGGCAGCAGCCCCAGGACCGCCTTGAACCCGAGGAACGCCACAACGAGGCCGGTCACCAGGCCGGGCGACTCCGTAAGCTTGTTGATAAGCGGGATCAGGAAGTTATCAATCAGTTTCGTAATATACGGGGAAAGCTTCTCGATAGCGGTCACAAGCCAGTCGCCCAGGGCGGTGGCCAGCGGGGCCAGGGCCTCCAGCAGGCGGGACACGGGCGGGCCGAGCCGCTCGAACGCCGCAGCCAGCACCTTCCCCACCGTCCCGGCCAGGGCCCCACCCAGGGTGCCGATACTGCCCAGCAACTGGCTGACCTGGGGGGCCGACCGCTGTAGCGCCTCCAGGCCCTTGTTCAGGCCGGCGAAGAAGTTCTGGACACCGGTCCCGAAGTCGCGGCTCCCGAGGACCTTCGCCAGGAACTGCCAGGCGTTCCCCGCGGCGATCGACCCGTCGACCATGGCCTTCCGCAGAGTCCACGAAAACGCCACGACGTCGTCGCTGGACTTCTTCAGGGCGGTGGTGAGGGCGTTCATGCCGCCGGAGGCGCCGGCGAAGATGTTCGCCAGGACCGTCTGCCCCTTCACACTATTCAGAGCCTTCGCGAAGCCGTTGATGCTTTTCTCGGCCCGCTCGATCGTGTAGCCGCCCTTGTCCGCGGCCTTGAACACGCCGCCGATCGCGGACCCGAGGTCCCGCATGATGCGGCCGGCCCGGCGGGCGGCCTCGGCGCCACGGGAGATCGCCGCCTCGATACTGCCGTCCCCGGCGGCCCGGTGCGCCCAGTCGGAGAACTTATCGCCCAGGTCGGAGAACCAGTCCGCGAGGCGGGGCAGGTAGCGGGAGCCGACCTCGCCGATCGTCACCAGTCCCTCAGTGAACGACCCGAAGCCGCGGGTGGCCCGGCGGGCGCCCTCGGCTGTGTTCACTAGGGAGGACTCTAGCTGCGGCAGGTGGCCGTGGAGAGCGTTCGCTACGGCGGCGGTCCACTGTCCCTGCGCCCGGGCCAGTTCACTCAACTGGGTGTTCAGGATCGGCATCGCGTCGGATGCGAGTGAACGAATTGCGCCCTCGGCCTCAGACCAGAACGCCGCGCTGAAGTTCTTCTGCACCTCCTTGAACGCGTCACCCACATCCTCCAGGTGATCCTTCGCGTCCTTCAAGGAGAGAATCAGGGTGGCGGCCCCGGTCGCCATCCCCATGAAGATACCCGGCAGAGCCAGCCCCGCAGGGGCGATACCCGCCAGCACCCTCAGCAGGGCCCCCAGGGTACCCACAAGGGCCGTCACAGCGGACCCGAAAGCCAGGACGACAGACACCATCGTGCCCATGGTCAGCGCAAGCTTGTCCATGTTCTCGATGACGTCCTTCGCCTGCCTCGCCCAGTCATGCAGGGCCCGGAAGCCGGACAAGCGACTGAAGTAGGCCTCTACCTTCGCCAGGGCCGCGTGGTCGGCAACAGCCTGAAAGTGGACGTACCGGCGGCGCCCCAGCCACGCGAACTTCGCCCGCGCCTTACCCGTGTCCGCGTCCGCGTTCACGGTCACCTTCGTGTCCAGGCGGTCAAGCTTACGCTTGATCTTGCGGTAGTCGGACTCATCCAGGTGAGGGTGGATCTTCACCCTCTCGCCCAGCTTCTTGATGCGCGCCTGGACGCGCTTGTAGGACGTCTCGTCCAGGCTGAGCCGGATCTTCACGCCGCCCTTGTCCAGGGCCTTCTCCTGGGCCTTGACCTTCTTCGTATCCAGGACCGGCTTGATCTCCGCGGTGGGCCAGTCCTGACGGCGCAGCTGCTCCCGGACCCGGGTCATCCCGGCCTTGTCGAGCCGGGGAATGACCTTCGTGTCAGCCTCCTCGAAAGCCTTCCACGCCTCTTTCAGAGACTTGCGCTCGACCTTCGGCTTGACCTTCGGCTGCGCGGTCGTCCCGCCCAGGCGCTTGATGCGCTCCTGGGCGCGTTTCAGGGAGGTGTCGTCGAGCCTCACCTTCGCCTTGACGGTGGCGTCCAGGCGCTTGATCTGGTCCTGCGCCTTCTTCAGGGACGTCTTGTCCAGGGCGACCTTGATGTTCGCGGTGGCGTCCAGGCGGCTGATGCGCTCCTGGATCTGCTTGACGTCCCCGTCGTCAAGGACGAGGCCGACGGGCAGGTCGAAGTCGGTGGCCTCCCTGACCTTCCGGAGTTTCTGCCGCAGTTCCTGGGCGAACTTCGTGAGGTCCGGGGTGACCTTGACGCCGAGCTTACCGACAATACCCTTGGGCACAGTTCACCACCTATCAGGTCAGCCTATAGAAGAGAGTATAGCAGCCACGCCCTGGCTATCAGAGGACGATACCCGGGGCCGCTGAGACGGGGGAGACGGCCGCGCCGCGTACTCAGACTCCCTCAGCCGGGCCTTCTGCTGGGCGCAGGCCCGCAGAGTCAGCACGGACACGTCCATCAGGTCAGCCCGCTGCCTCTCCCCCACAGACCAGCCGAACCACTCCTCGCCACCGAGCAGGGTCCTGGCCCTCCACAGCGATCGCGGCTCGTAGGGGAGCCGGGCGACGAGACCCTCAACGAGAGACAGCCGAATACTGGCGTCGCGCCCGTCCACTCCGTAGAGGGCGTACAGGTCGGCGTCAGCATCCGGGTTCTCGTCGAGGAAGAGCCTCAGGTCTCGTCGCCGAGCAGTTCCCCCAGGAACGCCCCGACGAGCTCGATGACCTTCCCGAGGCCGCGCTTACGGTAGAACTCCGTGTAACCCTCCGCGTCCACCAGGAAGGACTCCTCAATCTCCTCCATCATCCGCTGGACGACGTCGAGGGTGACGTCCTCGCCGGGCTCGATACCGGCAGCGGCGAGCAGCCGCATCGCCTGGGAAGGCTTCAGCGTCCGCGGGTCGATGATGAGTTCGTGGCCCTCGACCTCACTGAACTCGGGGGGCGGTGGCGGCGTCTCCGTCTTCTTGTCTGCCACAGTGTGCTCCTATGCTGGCGTGCTCCATCTGGTGGGTTCCCTCTGCCCGGGCCGGGAGCACACCAAAGCGGCCCGGGCAGAAGGAGACTTGTCAGGCAGTGACGGTGAACTTCGTGGCCGCCGCACCACGCCCCTTGCCGTTGATGACAGCGACCTCGTGCTCACCCAGGGTGACCCGGGGGACGGTGCAGGTGACGACCGTAGACGACTTCTTCGTGAACACGGCGCGGACACCACCGAACGTGACCTTGCGGGTGCCGTCGAAGTTCGTGCCGGTCAGGGTCACGGACGCGCCGATCTTGCCGGTGGTCGGCTCCATCTTGGTGATGGTCGGGACGGCGGTGGACGTACCGGTCACGGTGCGCGGCTTCAAGTAGTGCACGGACGCCTTGCCGGACGGCGGGGTCAGGATGACGCCCTTGATCTTGATCTCGGTGAAATTCTCCTTGTCGAGGGTGGGCATGTCACCAGACAGGTTCACCTTCCGCAGGAGGATACCGGAGACCAGCATGCCCTCCTCCATGACGATCAGGATCGCCTTGTCGATGCTGCCCGACAGGACCAGATCGTAGCCGTCAGTGGAGTCAACATAGGTCGAGCCGGGGAACGCGATGTTGATCGTGTCATCGCTCATGGACACGGACGAGATCGTCACGTTCGTCGTCTTCGTCGCACGCGTGCTGCGGGCGTTCTTGCGGTCCCACGTGTCCTTCGTGGACGTGTCGCCACCGTCGGTCTCGAACTCGATGAGGTTCTCGGACGACGTGTCACCGATCCACGTCCACCCCTGGGACTCCAGGGTGGTGCCGTCACCGAAGGTGTACGACCACAGGTCAGGGGCGGCGGCGTCAACGTCACCGACGTAGACGTGCCCCATGCCCGCAATCTGGATCTCATTGTCGGCGTTGCTGGTGTTCGCCATCTCTTAGCCTTCCCGTGTCGTCGAGCGCACCACGACCACCGCGGTGACATTGAACTCATTATAGTCTGACGTGTTGAACTGAAGGCCCCCGAGGAACGGGTACCCCATCTCCAGGTAGGAGATCATCCCGCCGGCCAGAGGGGCGCCGTCACGCCATATCCGGTTCATCCCCACCATCAGGGCCTGCGCCATGGACTCGGCCGTATAGGCGTCAGGGTGCACCACGTACCAGCGGACCCGCAGCCGGACCGCAGCACCGAACGGCCCGTTCTCCAGAGTGTCGGTGGAGTACACCTGGACAACGACAAGAGGCCCCTCCGTGTCATCCACGTCGGGGCGGATATCGACCTGCGCCTCAGTCAGGACGGTAGCCCCCTTGCAGGCGAGGCGGGTGGCCTCAACCATGAGGGTCAGTGGCATCACTGGGACGTGCTCCAGGTACCTGCCCATCAGAAGCCCCCGTGCCTGCGGACAACGTTGCGGAACACGCCGATGCCCTTGACCCATTTACGGCCGGGCTTGCCGCGCTCGCCGGCGTAGTGGCCCATCTCCGTGTTCCAGTCGTAGTCCAGGTCATCGATCTCGATGTGCCAGTCCACCTTCTCCTGGTGCATGGTGACCTTGGCGAGGAAGCGGCCGGTGTGCACGTGGCCGGCGGCCTCCGCCTTCACCTCAGCGAAGATCTTCGCGGCGGCGGCGGCGAACTCCGGCTGCCTGGAAGCCACAGCCGCAATATCCTCATGCGTCCTCTCGTCGTCGTAGACGGTGACGTCGCCGCTCACTTGGACTCCACCCCGACAGCGTCGATACGGACCTTGTAATGGGCCGTCATCGGGGACGCCCCGTACTGGGTGGCGCTACCTGCCTGCTGGTAGGTGATGTCGTCCGCCCCCTCGGGGCCGACGAGCACGCGGACCTTGCTGTGGGGGCCGCCCGGCCAGTGTCCGCGCCCGTACACGACGCGCACGGTCTCGTCGAACAGGCCCTTCTCCACCGTCCTCGTCTCACTGGCGCGCAGAGCCGACCCGGAGGACGGCTGCACGAAGACCTTGTCCAGGACCACGGGGGTGCCGGGCACGTAGCGGCGGCCCGTAGGCCCGTCCCCCACCACCATCGGCGTCACCTCGACCGTGTGAGGCCCGTCCTCAAGAAACCGGCGCCGGCGGGGCTTGTACGCCCCCGCCATCACCAGTCACCCCACGGAGTCACCCCAGCAAGATCGGAAGGCGGCGGGTCAGCCGGATCCTGACGGCCCATCGTCTGCACCCAGGAGCCCTCCTGGTGCAGGCCCCCCCGATACTGGAGGTACCCGTCCCCCACGGCGGTCATGGCAGTCCACCCACCAGGGTGCTCCACCAGGAGAGCCATCTCCGCGGGACGCACCTCCAGCAGACCGGACGCGATCGCCGTGTTCACACTGTACGTGTACGACCCCTCGGTCTCATACTTCAGGACACCACCGGCCGGGGCACGCAGCACACGGCACACACACTCCGCCTCGATCCTCTTCAGGACAGTCTCGTAAGGCTTCCTGGCCTTCGCCCGGTCGAGGGCGTCCGGGACGGTGAGGAGGATACTGGCCTCAACATAGTCAAGCATCGGCTGCACGTAGGGAACCTCATCCGTAGGGTCAGGGTCCCGCAGAAGGGCCGCTTTCACGTCCTCCAGCGCCGCAACCGTCATACCAGCATCCTCCTCACCATCATTCTCAGGGGACCGCGCCCGGGTCTGGGATCAGGGCTTCTTCTTGAAAACGGCGAAGGCCTTCGGGTCACGGATACACCAGCCGAAGATAGCCTCAGCGAGGAACGCCCGCTCGTTGTGAGCGAACAGATCGTGGCCGAAGCCGTACTCCTGGGCCTGACGCATCTCAATGTCCATGACGTTGCCGATGACCAGGTTGTTCTTGAAGGAGCCGCCGACCATGACGACGGCGGTCTCCTCGACCTTGGCCTTCTCGTAGCCGCCGACAGCGGACGTGAAGTGGATGGGCAGGCCGAGGAACATGCCGACCGGGTCGGCGAGGTTCGCGGACGCCTGGAAGAGCGGGCGACCAAGGCTGTCGGACACGCCGAGGATCTTGGTGCGCACGTTCTTACGGGCGACGAACGAGTCGATCTCGAAGTCCTCGTTCGCGGCCTCGACTGCGTCCACGCCCTCCAGAGCCTTCTTCAGGAGGGCGTCGGGCTTGGTGTCCGCGTAGTCGATGACGACCTGGTTGGCGCTGGCGGAGACGATCGGGGTCTGGTCCGCGAGGACGTTGCCGGTGATCGCGTCCTTACCGTGGAGGATCGCGTTGTCCATGGCGCGGCTGATCGAGTCAGACAGCTGCTGCTGGAGATCGAGGTAGGCGGCCACGGGGGAGTGACGGATGACCTCCTCGGAGAGGACAGCGCCGGCGGCAACCTTGATCGGAGAGATCTTACGGACGTCGAAGTTCAGGTTGACCGTCGGCTTGACGGCGCCCTCAGCGACGACTCCGGCGGTGGCGTGGCCCATCGGGAAGGGGAGGACCGCGCCGGAGAGGGCGACGGGTCGGGTCTGCGCCAGGGTCTGCATGACGGACCCCTTGTAGGCGTTGGACCAGATGCCCGCGATGACCTCGGGCGGGAAGACTCCCTTCTTCTCGCCCGAGAGGAGCTTCTCAAGTGTGTGGGACGCGGCGGCCGGATCTGGCATTTCGCGTTATCCTTCCTGCGTGTCAGGACAGGCCGAAGAACCCGGCGGCCTGCTCCTCGATGTTGGTTGCACCCATAGTATCAGAATTCATGATCGGGTCCCTCGGGACTGATACGGGCTTCTTATCCCCGTTCCCGTCTCGCAGAGAGGACAGGAGAGCGGCCTTCTGCTGCCAGGAGCCGGGGTCCCCGTCGAGGAGGACGGCGTACTCCTGGGTGAGGCCGGCGTCGGAGAGGATGCGGGACCGCTTGTCCTCCAGGGCCTGCTTGGCGGCCTCCTCCCGTTCGGCCCGCATCTCCTGGAGCGCCTGCTCCAGGGCGGCGATACGGTCGTCAGCAGACCTGCCCTCAGAGGCCACGGGAGCCTCCTGGGCGGCCTCGGGGGCGGGCGCCTGCACCGGGGGTGCCGGGGCGGCCTCAGGGGCCTCCACGGACTCCGCGGGGGCCTCCTGGGCGGCCTCGAGGGCAGCCGGCGGCGCGGCCGTCTTCTGGATGATCGTCTCCATGTCAGTGTCCTGGGCGACCTGCCTCGCCCCGCTGGTGCTGTCAGCCATTTGTGCGCTCCTTACGTGCCGCTGACTTCTGCGCCGACCGCTTGCCGCGGAGGGCCCTGTCCATCGCCGACCGCGCCTCAGCCCCGTGAAGGTCCTTACCGCGGACGACCCTGTCGTAGACACCCGCATACCGTGCGGCTGCCTTCTTGCCCGGCCATGACCGGCTGGTGAACACCGGGACGACCGTGCAACGGTCCCCGTAGTGGTAGGCGAACGCCGCCGTACCCTGCGCCTTGTAGACAGGCCCCCGGCCGGCGAGCATCGCACAGAACCCGCAGGGCCCGCGGCGGCCGGGGTGCACGACCCTCGCCCACGCGAACGCCTTCAAGATCCGGCGTCCCTGCCGGTCCCGACGGAACCGGTCCGGCAGGTTCTCGACTGCCAGGGGGGCCTTCTCCTGGACGATCTGCCGGAGATGCGGCTCCGACTCGATCTCCTCGACGGCCTCGCCGACACGGTCAGCGATCTTCCCGAACGCGTCGTCGAGGGCCTTGCGGCGGCGTGCAGCCCGCTCCTCCTTGGTCTCAAGGTGGGGGCGCCCCTCCTCCGCGGCCTTCTTCTCGGCCTTGCGACGCCGCTTCTCTGCCTTCTTCTCAGCCTTGCGGGCCTTCTTGGCCTGCTCCTTGGCGGCCTGCCGGCGAGAGACCTTCTGCTCCTCCTCGACCGCCTGGCCGGCCGCAGCCCGCCTGGCGGCCTTCCGCACCGACGGTGGGAACGTCCTCAGGTCGTGCTCAAGACTGTCCAGGTGCTTCCGCAGGCCGTCCGGGTCCGGCGGCGCCTCCATCACGGCCCGGGCGACAGCCTGCCTCCCCGCAGCCTCCACGTGATGCTCCAGCACGCGCTGCACGGCGGCCTCGTTCCCTCTGCGCAGGCCACCGGGGACCTCCCGCAGCCCCTGCCGCAGAGCCCGCCGGCTGTAGGGGGACTGGCGGGGCACCCATGCCTCATCACCACCATGCTGCCGCGCCTGCCCACGCAGGAACAGGACACCGGCGGAGTGAGCCAGCCGCCGGTGCTCAACCACCTCATGGAACAAGGACTCCGCCACAGCGTCCGCGCCCGCAGCCGTGTTCTCCGCCGGGAGCGCCCGCAGCGCGGAGGAGGCGCGGCGGCGGAACAGGATCAGGATCGCGTCCAGGAGGGCGCGGAACACGGCCTCAGTCACGCTTTCCCTTCACCGGCCTCTCCTCCGGCTCCTCCGTATCCTGAGTCTCGTCCTCGTCGTCCGTGTCGTCAGGGGCGGACCGGTCGGCGACACCGGCGCCGGCCATCTCGTCCACCTCCTGGCTGCGGGCGTCCTCGCGCTCGCGTTGCTGAGGGGACAGCATCATGAAGTCGCGGGCTGTCTGCGCGGACAGGACGCCCTGCGCCTGAGCCTGTAGGGCGGACGCCATCATCGCCGACACCGACGGGGCCGCGGCGTCGCGCCACTGGACCTCCAGGGCGGTAGGCTCAGCCAGGTCGAAGCCGCCCATCACGCACACGGTGCGGGCGATCCTCTCCAGGCTGTCCGCGAACTGCCGCTGCTTGTTCTCCGCCCTCGCGATCAGCCGGTCCTTCGCCACACGCAGCGCCTCCGCACTGGTCGGATTCGAGTCTGCGGACACACCCATCATCGACGGCGGGATACCAGTCATCGACGAGATCTGGAGGGCGTAGAGCTTGTAGATGTTCTGGATCGGCGTCATGTCCACGCCGGTCAGCTGCTTGATGTCCGACCCCTCCGGGGCCGCCAGGATGTTCCCAATGTAGGCCTGCATCGTGTCCGGCATACTGTCCAGGATCTCAGCGGAGTGATTCCCGATCAGGAGGCGCAGCGGCCAGGCGGCGACCTCCTGGCCGACCTGGATGTTCGTCAGCGTCCGGGATGCGGCGTCAATGATCGTCGCCATCTCCGTCAGCTCGCTGCGCCCGTACTTGTCCTTGATGCGGGCCCGGTTGTACATGGGGATGATCGACGGCCCCCACGAGTCCAGGCGCCCGGACCCGTCAGTCAACCACTCCTGAGAGGAGTCGTCGCGCTTGTAGAAGACGACGCCGTCGGGCAGGTAGTAGGTCGCCCCGACGGTATCGGCGTCCACACGGTAGACGGCCAGGGCCTCCAGGAGGCGGCCCTGCCAGTCCGTACGGACGCAGGCGTGCTTGGAGTCCAGGGCCCGCACGTAGGGGTACTCGGACTCCCCGTCCGGGGGTGACAGCACCCAGAACGCCGCCCCGGTCGCGAGCGCCTCCGAGGCGGCCAGGTTGAACTGGGAGTCCATGTCGTTGTGCTGCCACGTCTTCTCGACCCAGCCGAGCGGCTCCAGGTCCTTCTCGCAGGAGGTGATGAACCCGGAGGGGATGAGGACCTCGGTGAGGACGTCGATCGCCATCTTCGCCCAGGGGGCCTGAACCTCCAGGACGCGGGCCTTCGGCGGCAGAGACACGCCAAGAGCGGCGACGCGGGCGCGCCCCTCATAGTAGGCCTCCATGCCGCCCCGGGGGCGCAGGGCACCGGACTCGAAAGCCCGCATGAGGTTCTCGAAACTCATTACAGGTACGCCCTCCACTGTCCGACAGGCTGGTTCCTGGCCGCCCACTCCTTAGACGACAGGACGGCCCTGTAGAGCATTCTAGCACCTATCATGCAGACCGCCAGATCGATTTTCTTCGGGGACTTCGGGGACTCCTTCTTCACCGAGAATCTTCCTTTGAACTCGTTCACACGACAGTTCGACACGTGCTCACCCATGTCGGCGGACCCGTCATGCGTGAACGCCTGCTTCTGTATCTCGTCGTACGCGGTCTCCGCCGCCTCAGCGAACTGGTAGGCGTGGGAACGCATGTCCCACGCCACCAGGGACGCGGACATGCCCTGACCCCGCACCGCCGGGAGGATCAGGCCGTCACCGAGGTCCTCGGGCCACGTCGTCCTCGTGAACGACTCCCACTCGCGGACGTCGGCCCAGAACGCGACAACCTGGTAGTCCTCGAACGCCTTCCGCACGGCGGCGTCCACCTTGGACACGTTCACCAGGCCGGACGCCTTCTCCGGAGCCCAGTGGCCGATCTTGAAGATGTGCCCGTCCGACATGCAGCAGCCGACCAGGGCGGTGTGGTCGTTCGACCGGGAGCCGTCGAAGAACATGACGATCTCCTCCCCCGGCTCCTCCCCATCAGCCTTGCGGACGACACGGGTCGGGTCCCGCAGGAGCGTCCACTCCTCCAGGGCCACCCACGCGTTGTCAGCCGCGGTCGGCCGGTTCAGGAAGAACCTGATCGACCTGGACTCCGTGTACCTCGGGGACCAGATCAGCGCCTTCGTCGCCTCCAGGTCCACCCACGGGCACCCCTCGTAGACGAACTCCAGGGCCTGCTGGAGCGGCACCTGATGCTCAGGTGGGTCATCCACCAGGGCCGTGTTCGGAGGCGCCATACGGGCGTCGTAGAGGATCTTCTTCCGGTTCCTCGTCCGCCCCTCCTCCTGAAGGACCCAGTCCTCGAACGTCGCCTCGGCCGCGGACGACTCCCCGGGCTCCCACGCGTTGCACGTGTGCAGGGTCCGCGCCCCGGTCTTGGCGGCGTTCTGCTCGATCGTGTTCATCAGCTCCGGGCCGCCGTTCGACGGCACCCAGTGCTCCAGCTCGTCACAGACAGTGAACGACGTCTCCCCTCCCTCCAGGGACCTGGAGGAGGAGGCCTTCTGCTCCAGCTGGTCCCCAGACGCCGAGTCCAGGAATGTCTTCCCCACCGTCAGCCCGTACCGCTGGGCGAGCGGTGACCCCTTGGCGGCGAACGCCCGCACCATGCGCATCGTGTTCTTAGTCTGCTGCTCGCTGGTGGCGACGACCTGGATCCACGCCATCGCCATCGTCTTGCCCTCCACCCCCAGCGGGGAGGAGTCGTCCCACCGGTCGAACCGACAGGGGCCCAGCAGCTCAAACATCGACAAAGCGGCGGCGAACGGACTGTTGTGGGTCGGCTTGAGCGTCTCGCCGGTGAGGTATGTGCCGTCTCCGTCCACGCTGATGCACCGTGCGGCCTGGCCGGGGGCGCGGGTGATGCTGCGGATCGTGATCGGCTGCGGCTTCCGCTTCTGCTCCTTGACGCGCTCGGTCTTGCGGGGGAGTGTGAAGAGCCGCTGGTGCCTGTAGGGCTTGAAGGTGAGTCGGTACCTCTTGCCGACGACGCGGCCGTTGAGTGTCGCGTCCGACTCGCGGACGTTCACCCTGACGCCGAGAGTGCGGAGCAGCTGCGCGAACTGGGAGGCCATCTCCTTGCGTACGGTGCACCACTCGGCAGACCCATTCTTCGCCACGTACCCGTCGGAGTCCAGGAGTCCCTGAGCAAGAGCGCGCCGCTGCTCGGCGGAGGCGTACAGGTAGGCGTCCGGGATGTGCTTACGGCTGAGCACGCGGGCGGCAGCCAGGTCAGCAGACCCGCCGTACAGGCGCCCTCCCCGCCGCTCGGTCCCAAACCGGATCCTGCGGGCACTGGAACCTGAGGGTGCGACGCTGGCGAGGTAGCCGGCCCGGTGAAGCGCCCCCGCCACGTGGGCCTCATCCTGCGCCGCGCAGGTGATGCGGCCGCTGTCCACGTCTCCGTCGCCCAGCCAGTAACCTAGGACGTACGGGTCCATGGGGAGGTCGCGTTCGGGCATCTCAAGTACCGGCTGCGGTGGCAGGGCGTACTTGGTGACGTCCGGGCGAGTACACTTCGAGGACGGCGAGAGAGGCCGCTTGAACATGAGGCCGCTGTCCAGCATGTCCACCACAGACTTGGTGACGCGCCTGCGCTTGGCGCCGCCGACGAGCTCGTCCACGACGAACAGGTGGCCGCCGGAGAACGTCTCAACGACCCCGTCAGAGAAGTGGACGTCCCACATGTCGTAGTCGTCACGGATCTCGTGAAGCTTCGTGATGGCGACGGGGGCGCCGGAGGCGGAGTAGACGATGTCTCCGACCTCGACAGTGCCGTATGTCTTCCAGCCGACACTAGTCAGGATAGGGCGATCCAAGCCACACGCCTTGCCGCTTCCCTTCCCCAAGCGCCGTACTGCCCAGTTGTACACCCACGACCCGTCAGGGTTCAGGGCGTACATGTGCATCAGGAACTCGATCTGCTGCGGCGTCGGCGTGAACGCCTCACCCGCGCGCGGCCCGTTCGGCTGCCGCAGGTTGTCGATCATCCACGCCGCAGCAACCAGCCCCAGGGTCCTCTCAGGGAGTTCCCTGGGCATGGTGATCAGCCGCTCCCTCGGCGGCGCGTCCCACATGGGGTCAATGGCGGTGCGCTCCAAGTGCCATCATCCCCCTCGGTCAGCCGTTCGAGGCGCGCTTGGCCAGGAAGTCCCTCATCGCGACGATGCCGGCAGACTCCTCGGGCTCAGCCTTCGTGTCGCGCTCGATCTCGATCCTCGCCCGACGCCGGTCCCCCTCAGTCAGGAGAAGACCGGAGAGCATCTGGTTCAGAGAGGCGCGCATCACCGCGGACCGGTTCATGCCGCCGTACTTGTAGACGCTGATCTCGTCGCAGGCGTCGAACAGGAGGATCCAGTCCGACGGCTCGTAGTAGATCGTGTACTTTGAGTCCTTGACCGCCTGCCAGAGCGCCTTCGCGATCGGGTGCCACTCCGGGTCCGCCGTGGGCGGCTTGACGACGCCGTCCTTGACGCGGACGCGCTTGACCCCGGCCTTGACCTTCCTGGCCTGGGTGATCCTGTGTCCCTGCCCTGCCCTCTTGGGGATCGGCCCCCTGCTGCCCATAGCATCCTCCTAATGGTGTGCCGTACGCCTATAGGATACCCGGGTGCTTGCCCTTTGGTCTATGCTCGCGCCTCGGTTTCGTCCACCCTCGGGCGCGCCTCGCTGCGTGCGCCTGCCCAGCCGTCCGCTGCATGTGATGCAACTGGCACAGGAGGCGGAGATTCCACAGCTCGTGCGGGCCACCCGGATCAATATGATCCACATGACTACCCGGGCCACCACAGAACACGCAACGACCACCATCCCGGCGAATGACAGCCTGACGGATCCGCGCCCAGTCCGGCGGCAGCGGCCCGCCGCGCCTTGACCCCTTCGACCACATGGTGCAATAATAGGCGGAGCAGGGCGGCCGCCCGGGGCTTTCGTTCCTTTCACCCGGGCGGCCGCCCTCTGCTACCTCCTGGCCCTCACCACTTCCACCTCAGTTCCTCAACGACGTGGACCCGGCGAGCCTTCACCACGCCGTCACCCATCGAGAAGACGTCAGTCGGGTCCGCAGTGACCTCCACGATCACCTCGTCCTTCACAGCAGCCGCCGCGGCGTGCGCCAACGTGGCGTACAGGAACAGGCCACCCTCACAGATCGAGTCCGGAAGCCACTCGTCGCACTCCACGTCGGAGTCGATGCCCCACTCCGTGGGCTTGTTGAAAGGCTTGCCGCTCACACAGTCCCCCGGGAGGACCTTGTACAGGCGCGCCTTCCCGCCGCGGACGGCACCGTAGAGCTCGAGCACACCCTTGCTGGAGGAGATGTCCTCCTGCCGGACCTGCTCTCCGCCCTCCGCGATCGCGTCCCCGTCCAGGAGGACGGACGCGTACCACGACGCCCGGGCGACAGCCTCACCCATCAAGAAGGCTGTCGCGCGACCTGACAGGGTCCCACGGGACCGGCCGCCGGCGCAGACGACAGCAGTGTCCGTGGCGTGCCACGTGGACTGGTCGTACGCGTCCAGGACGGTAGTCCCCGCCACGTACGCCGCAGACATATCCGTCGCCGTCATGGCCCCGTTGACAGGGGAGACGCCCACGGAGTGCCCGTAAAGGTGGACGGCGCCCCCGAAGGTGCGCACGTAGGACCGGCCCGTCCCCTGCGCCTCAACGCCCCGGTAGACGGTCAGCCGGGCGTAGTCGGCCGCGACCGCGCAGACGTTCCCGTAGACAGACGCCTCGGCGCGGCCGCAGACGCGAACGTGCAGGGGCCGGCCGGCAAGCCTGCTGCTGACGTCCCACACCCCGTCGGACAGGACGATCACGCCGTCCGCGGGCTCGTAGACACGCCCCTGCTCGTCCAGGCGCGTCGCGACGGGATTCTTGACGCCGTTGAGCGCGTCGAGAAGCCCAGCGGCGGCGGCCGGGATCCGGTAGGTGGCTGCGAGAGCCCCCTTCTGGGGGACGATGACCTCCAGGAGGTTCATGTCCACGAGGGTCCGCATGTTGCGGGCGGCGGTCTCCCGCTTGACGCTGAGGGCGTTGCCGATGGCCGTGGACGAGATCGTCGCCTGGTCGTACTCGGCCTGGTCCCGCATGAGCGAGAGGATCTCAAGGGCCGTGCTGTTGATGGGCTGGTAGGTGTTGACCATGGTCAGTTGTCCTCCTCGTAGCGTCCGGTGAGCCAGCCGTCGATGAGGTCCTCCTGGCCTGCCGTGGTGATGCGGGGCGTGGTCTTCTCCTTGTCGCCGCGGCTGGTGGTGATGGCGGTGACGGTGGCGCGGACGTAGCCCTTGTCGAGGGCCCACTTGGTGGGGGCGTTCCAGAGGCGCCCCTGGTTGGCGCAGAGCCACCCGTGGCCGCGGAGCCACTTGAAGAGTGTCACCTGGCTGATGGGGTAGCCGCCCTGGGTGATCAGGTCCGCGACCTGCTTGACGAGAAGGTCACCGTCCGTGCCAGAGATGGTTCGGCCAAACCTGGTGTGGGGTGCGTCGGCCTCGATCTGGGCCTCAGCGGCCTGGCGGCGGGCCCGCTCCTCCTTCAGGGCGGTGGCGAGCCGGATGATGAAGTCAGGGTCGGTCAGGGCCTTCTCCGTAGCCGCAGGAGTGAGGTAGCCGCCCCGCTTCCGGATGCTCGGGAGGACATCGTGCGTCACCCACCGCTTGAACGCCTTCGTCTCAGACTTGCGGCTCCGCAAGATCAGCGAGTACAGGCCTGCCTCAGACACAAGGGCCTTGTTGGGGTTCCCCGAGGTTCCATCCGCAATGTGGATGGAACTCCTCTCGTCCTCGTCCAGGGCGGCGAGGACGTTCCCGGCGTTGGTGATTGCCAGAACATCGCACACGTCCCTGGCCACGAACCAGAACTCGCCGTCGCGGGTGACGACGCGGACCTGCTGGTCGCCGTAGGCGAACGGGGTGATATCGGTTTCCATGACACTGTTCCTTTCTGCTGTGGTGATCACTTGCTGCCCTCGTCCTTGACGGCGGGGCGGGGCAGGCCGAGCCGGTCGAACTCTGTGACCGGGATCAGCCAGCAGCGTGCGACCCTGGTGGCCTGGACGTGGCCGGCCTTGATCCACCTGAGCACGGTAGCCTTGTGGACGCCGAGAGCCTCGGCGAACTGGGTGGGGGTCGCCGCCACGGTCTCGTACTGGGCGTAGATGTTGAAGCCGTTGCTGCTCACTTGAGTTCCTTTCAACATGATGGTTGGTGGCGTACCCGTCGCATCCGGGTACGCCACCAACCATAACACGGGGCGAGAGACAACGCAAGCCCCTCGAGGTCACCCCTCAAACGCCATACTGCCCCGCACCCTCTCAAGCACGCACAAACCAGTCGGCCCCTGACGGTTCTTCGCCACAGCCACGTTCAGACGCGACTTGTCCAAGATGCCGTCCCCCAGGTCCGGGCACGACAGAAGCAGAACCACGTTCGCATCCTGCTCCAGCGCCCCAGACTCACGCAGGTGAGCCATCGACGGCCGCCCACCCTCCTCAGCCATCCTGTTCAGCTGAGACAAGGCCACCACCGGGCACTCCAGGTCCCCCGCCATGATCTTCAGCTGACGACTGAAGTCCGCCACGATCTCATGACGAGGACGACGATCACCCCTCGGAGACGACATCAGCTGAAGATAGTCCACCACAACCATCCCCAGGCCACCGTACTGCTGCTTGACCGCCCTGGCGTGCGCACGAACATCGTCAATGCCAACGCTGGACCGGTCGTCCACGCTCAGAGGCAGGCCAGCCACCTCGTGGGCAATCCGACCGGCGCGCTCACGCTGCGCAGGAGTCAGGTCACCGGCAATCACCTCACGATACGGCGCACGCGCCCGCGCGGACACCAGGCGGGCCATCACCTCCTGCCGACTCATCTCCAGGGACGACAGGGCGACAGGCGCCGTCGCAGACCTGCCCAAGGCCGCCTGGAGCGCGAACGCCGACTTGAAGCCCCCAGGGCGGGCACCAATGATGTACAGGCCGCCCGGACGCCACCCGTCAATGAGGTGGTTCAGGCAGGACCACGGCGTCGGAGAGTACCCGTCCTCACCGTCGAGCCAGGAAGTGAACGCCCCCTCCAGGTCGCCGCCGCGGGCCCCGACGGGCGCGTACTGGCCGTCAACGTCGGCCCAGAGCCTCTGGATGTCCCCGAGGATGTTCATGGGGGAGTCGTTCGCCTGGAGCAGCTGGCCCGTCCGCATGTGGGCGGCCTGCATCATCCTGAGGCTGTACGCGTCCTCCAGGGCCTGGACATAGGTGTCGGCCACGACGTCGGCGGCGGCGGGTGCCCAGTGGATCAGGTCCAGGATGTAGTCGTCGTCGATGCTCGCCCGTTCGAGGGCGGGGATGCGCTCCCGGTTCGCTGCGAGCGTGACCGCGTCCGGGCGGCCGCCCTCCTGCTGGAGGGTCTCGCACATGCGCCACAGGGCGGCGTTGCGCGGGTCGGCGAACATGTAGTCGCGCACCCTGTCGCGGATGACGTAGTCCACGGCGTCCGAGGCGAGGAGCCTCATCCCGAGGATCGACTGCTCAACATTATCGACTGCACTCATCTGCTTCTTCCTTTCTCGTGGTGCTGCCAACTGTAGCACGGTTGGGGCTGGCGGTCACTCCCAGTCCCCCAGCACCCCCTGAGACGCCAACAGAGCCTGCTCACGGAACTCCTCAGCCGACCCCACAGCGGAGTACGGCGCTGCAAGAGCAGCCCTCTCAGCCGACGCGATACCCCACTCATCATCCACCACGGGCGCGTCGGGCGACGCAGCCGGCGGCGGCGCAGGAGGCTCAAAGTGGGGCTCCCACGGCTGCGCACAAGACTCCGCATACTCCTTAGAAGGCTCGCCAACAGGCGCAACCTCCCAGGACACCTCCTGCGGCGCAGGAGGCTCATCGACGGCCTGGGGCACCTCCTCGCAGACAGGCTCGGGAACCTCCCCAGAAGGCTCCTCAGGCCCCCGAGGCGACTCCGACACACCCTCCCCGGCAGCCCTGGCGAACGCAGCACGATCCTCCGCCGTAGACGCGAACGACTCACGCAGACCAAGCGCACCAATCAACCCCGGCCACCTGGCAGGCACACCAGCAGGAGCCTCAAAGAACCTGGCGGGCAGCACACGACGAAGCGCCTCAACCGCGGCCTCGTCACCGGCAGCAGCACGAGCGTAGTCGGCGTGCTTCTCCTCGAACGGCACCTCAGGCGCCGCCTCACCGCTGCTCCGGTCCTCCACGGCCTCCCCAGGCTCCGGCTGAGGCACCTCAGGACGAGGACGGTGCGCCTCCCACACCCCCTCAGCCAGGAAGTTCGCAGCAGACTTCGCGTAGCCCTTCGCAACATCAAAGCCCCGCCGCTCGTGCCGCAGGTCCTTCACGTACTGCTCGGCGCAGTCTGCGGCCAGTGCCGCCCTGGCGTCGAGCGCCTTCGGGGACGTGCCGTCCTGCTGCACGAACCGCAGCCACGCCTGGGCGCTGAACCGGCCGACCTCCTTGCCAATCGACCGGAAGGCCGCGGCGTACCGCCGCCACTCCGGGTGAGACGGGAACCCGTCACCCGCCGGAGCGGCAGGCTTCGGCTCCGACGCAGGCTCGGGCGCAGGCTCAGGCGCAGAGGCAGGAGGAGGCGCGACAGGCTCAGGCTCAGCCGGAGACGGAGCGGAGGACAGACCAGGCGCAGCAACCTCAGGAGACGGAGCCGGAGAAGGCGGCTCATCCGACTCCCCCTCATCCGGGCGCTCATCCGCCAGGACAGAAGGCGTGTCACCATCATCCATCTCAGACACGAGACACCCGTACCTGCGCCGCTGGTCCGAAGGCCTCCTCGACGCCATACCCCGCCGCAGAATCGCCTTGTCGGACAACGCCTGCCCCAGAGCGGCGGCCTCATTCCACACGTACAGGGTCGTACGCATCCCCTTCGAGCCAACGGCACGCCCACGGCCGGGCTGCCGCGAGAGAAGCCCAAGCTCCTCCAGGCGGAGAAGCGCCTTCTGAACCGTGCGGACACGCAGGTCGCACACGCCCGCCAGGTAGTCGACACTGGGCGTCCCCGAAGCCGAGGAGTCCGCCATGTCCTGCGTCAGAACCATGGCAACAAGACGCTCCGCCGTCGTCAACTTGACAGACAGGTGAGTCATCTGGTTTAATATCCGGTAACCCATTGGGAGGGTCCTTTCCGCTCGCCCCGGCGTTTCCGGTGCCGGGGCGAGCACTTTTTTCAGTACTTGTAGTTGTCTCGGCTCGGCCATGGGCCGCCCATGCCCACCGTGACGTCCAGGAGGGCGTAGACAGCCCCCAGCGTCCGCAGGGACATGTAGTAGGCGCTTGGCCTGCCTCCCGTGCCGCGCTCATGGCGCAGGAGGCCGCGCTCCTCAAGGCGGCGGATCTGCCTACGGAGGGACATCGGGTGCATGCCGGTCGCGTCCCCCAGGTCCGTGAGACTCAGCCTACAGAACGCCTCCGACTCACGGGGAGACGCGCCCGGGACCTTGATGTCAGTCCGGAAGATGGCCCTGACTATCTCGCGCAGAATGCGCCAATCGTTGTCGGTAGGCATGACCGAGGGCCCCTGCGGCCTGCCGGGTGTTCCTTTGCTCATGGGCGGACCCTACCACGCAGGCGTCCCTCCCGCAACCAGCCCCCCCCCTCCTTTGCGATGAAACCTCCCCCCCGCAACTAGGCCCCCTTCCACGC